AGTACCGTTTCAATATTTGAGGTTAATCAACTATACATTTATGCATTGTATTATACAGAATTTATACATACACTTATAGTATGATATGTGGATGGTCACCAACTGGATTACAAAAATTCCCTTTGCTGTTCACAGTTTATGATAGTATGGTATGATATGTGGATGGTCACCACCCCTGATATTAGATGGTATATATATTCTAATTATACAAAATACCTATTTTGTATAATATGATTTATGCATATGTTATAATGATAGCAGAGAATAATGGATTATAATTGTGCAATATATATATTCATAGCAATATGCAACATTAGTCCATATTAAACGTATTATAGCGATATATCTGGAACACTATCAGCAGTCATTAGATGATTACTTATTTACTAGTGA